CCCGCGCCGGGCGCGCTGTGCTGGTGCTGTGGGCCGCCCAAATTCTGCCCTGGGTAACGGTAAGCCGCTGCACCTTTTTGTATCACTACTTCCCCGGCGCGGCCTTTGGCGTGCTGGCGCTGGCACTGCTTTGGGCCGAATGGAACGCCCGCGCCCCGCGCATCGCGCGGCGGGCGGCGCTGGCACTGGCAGCATGTGCGGGGCTTCTGTTTGTTATGTTTTACCCCGCGCTCAGTGGGCTGCCCGTGCCGGAAAATTATGCAAGGCTGCTGTTATGGCTTCCGCAGTGGCAGTTTTATTCGCTTTAAGCCGGCTTTCCGCCGCATGGCCATGCCCTGCAACCGCCGGTTGCGCATGTTCCAGCCCGGCTTTGTGGCATGCAACCGCGCGCCCGGGTATTCTGAAACGGCAGGCGGCTCCGGGCCCAGGCACGGCCCGGGCCGCAGGCGGCATTTCAAACCGGGAGGGGTTGTTTCAACATGGAGGACAGCAAAACACTGGGCGCGCGCATTCAGGCCCACCGCAGGCGCATGGGCCTCTCTCAGGAGCAGCTTGCCGAACGCCTTGGCGTGTCGCGGCAGGCCATTTCGAAATGGGAGCTGGACGAAAGCCTGCCAGAGCTGGACAAAGCGCTGGCCTTATGCAGGGTGTTCGGCGTCTCGGCAG